ATTCTTTAGTTCTATTTTAGATAGTATAAAGAAAGTGGGTAGTTTCGGTATGGCCTACGAAGATCTTGTAGTTAAAAATTCTCAAGCAGTAGGTATAACAGAAGCTCAATTTCTACAAAAGGGAGGAATAAAGGATGAATCTTTCCTTTTTGGATTAAGAAGAGCAGATACTACCACTAAACAATACATAGCTTATTTTGATAAGGACTATAAAAACAAAAGACATTATCTACAAGGATTTTCTCAGAATCCAGAAATAGAATTTATTCTTGATACTATATGCGATGAATCAATAGTATATGATGACAAAAACTTTTGGGCTTATTTCTCTTTCATGCAACATGATGATGTTAATGAGGAAACTTACGAAAAAGTACAAAAGAGGTATAAAGAGGTATATAATCTTTTTGGATTTAATCAAGATATATCAGCTTGGCATTTATTCAGAAAATTTCTAGTTGATGGTATTCTAGCTTTTGAAATCGTATTTGATAAAAAAGGTAAGAACATTGTTGGATTTAAAGAATTGGATCCATGGTCACTAATACCAACAGTAGAGGCACAGCCAGATGGATCTTTTATTGATATATGGATACAATATCCAGATAACCCATCTTTGACTAGAAAACTATATGACTCCCAGATAATTTATATAAGTTATGCTAAAGGAGGTGGAACATCCTCAAGAGTTAGTTACTGTGAAAGAATGATACGGTCATTTAATCTCCTAAGAATAATGGAGCACACAAGAATCATTTGGAACGTAATGAACTCTTCATATAGGATGGCAATGACAGTTCCTATAGGTACTAGATCACCACAAAAAGCAAAACAAACATTAGGTGAGCTAATGTCAATCTATAAAGAAGATATAAGATTAGATAATAGCAGTGGAGAATTAACAATCGACGGAAAACCGAAGATACAATTCTTTAAAAATTACTTAATGCCATCATCTCCTAATGGAACTCCGGATATACAGCCACTTCCTGGTGGAGGAGATGCAACTGCATTTTCGGATACAACAGTTCTTAAATATTTTGCAAATAAATTAAGAATGGACTCTAAAATACCAGCAACTAGATTTGGTAGAGAAGAAGCAGGATCTGAAGGAACAATTACTTTTACAGCAGAAGGATTGGATCAGGAGGAAATAAGATTTGCTAAATTTATTAACAGATTAAGGTCAATATATCAAGAGATATTAATGAAGCCACTATGGGTACAATTCTGCTTAGACTTTCCACATCTTAAAAAAGATTACATAATTAAATCTGAATTTGGTTTAGATTATGTAAAAGAAAATATATTTAGGGAAGCAAAAGAAATGGAGGTATTAGCTGCTAGAAAAGACCAGGTTATAAAAATATCCGCCCTAATGAACTCAGAGGGTAAAAAATATTTTAATATGGACTTTTTAGTTGATAGATTTTTAGGAGTGAAAGGACAGGATTTAGTTACAAATAAAAAATTCAAAGAAAAAGCAGCAGAGAAAAAGAAAGAAGCGGCAGCAGCTGAAGCAGGAGCAACAGGAGCTGAAGGAGCAACAGGAGGTGAAGCTGGATCTGAAGGAGGAGAAATTACAATATAAAATATGGCGGGCTTTTTAGATAATTTAGGAAAGATAAATCCGAATATCTCTAGGATATTAAAAACTATTAGTGGTCTTGGGTCTTTTGGAATGGAGTATAAGGATATGGTTATTCAAGACTCCATGGCTATAGGTGCATCTGAAGCCAGCATGAGAGAAAGATTTGGATTTACTGATAGCGACGAAGACTTTATCTATAGTATAGCAGCCCAAGACACATCAAACAGAAAGTACATAGCATATTTTGATAAAGATTATCCATTCAAAAGGGATTTTCTAAGAACCTTTGCTTTAAATGCTGAGATAGAATATATTTTAGATACTATATGTGACGAAGCAGTAGTATATGATGAGAAGAATTTTTTCTGTCATCCAGCTTTAATGAATATGGATCTAAAGGATGATGTTATAAAATCCATGAGGAAGAATTTCAGAAAACTATATGTTCTTCACAATTTTGCAAATGGATTAACCGGATGGCAATACTTTAGACAACTAATTGTAGAAGGGTTTTTAGCATTCGAGATAATATATTCAAACGATGGTAAAGAAATAGTTGGTTTTAAAGAATTGGATGCTGTTAGTTTAACTCCAGCTATCGAAAAAAAGCCTGACGGAACAAGAGAAACTATATGGTGGCAGTATTACGGAGAAACTGTTAGACAAAGAAAGTTATTAGATGCTCAGGTTATTTATATCTCGTATGCTAAAGCCAACGTTGTTTCAAGAGTATCTTACACTGAAAGATTAATAAGGTCTTATAACTTATTAAAGATTATGGAACACTCCAGAATAATATGGAATGTTATGAATGCTCAGTATAGGATTAAAATGACAGTTCCTATTGGAAGTAAAGCTCCTCAAAAGGCTAAAGAGACACTTGGAGAACTTATGTCCGTATATAAAGAGGATATTAAACTAGATACAAGCTCAGGAGAATTAGCTATAAACGGAAGACCCGATCTTCAATTTTATAAAAACTATCTTTTCCCACAGCAAGGAGGTGAATCAGTAAAAGTAGAAACACTTAATGCTCAAGGTCCTAATTTAAATATAATGGACTCGGTTGTTTATTTCTATAATAAATTAAGACAAGATTCCAAAATACCTTATAACAGATTCTCTTCAAGATTTGGTATGGGTTCAAATAATACTTTTAAAACAGGGGCGGAAGGAGCAGAAAGGGATGAGGTTAGATTTGCTAAATTTATAACAAGATTGAGATCTATATTCCAAGAGATTATAGTAAAACCTCTATGGATACAAATGTGCTTAGAATTTCCAGATCTTAAAAACGATGCTGAATTTAGAAGTCAAATAGGTGTTAAATTTGAAAGTGATAATTTATTTGGCGAATCTAGAGAAATAGAACAACTGATCAAAAAAATTGATTTCATTACTGCAATGGGAGAAATAAAAGAAACAGTAAACGAAGAAGAGGTTCAATTTTTTGATCAAGATTTTATGATAGAGAGATGGTTAGATCTTAACTATGAGGATATACAGTTAAATAAATCCTACGTTAAAAAATCAGAGGAAGAAGGTAAAGCCGGGGCTACTGGAGCTACCGGAGCAGAAGCTGGAGCTACTGGAGCAGAAGCTGGAGCTACTGGAGGCGAAGCAACAGGAGCAGAACCTGCTATTTAAAACCAATAAACCGAAAACTTACTTATTTTTTTTTAGTATAATATTTAAATCATTTTTATTATTTAGATTTGATTTCTATATTAGCTAAAAACCAATTCATGCAGAAAGAACTTAGAATTTTATTAGAGATTGAAAATTCAACAGGCAACGGGTCACAAAAAATTAAACAGGATCTAATAAAAAATAATTACTCTAAGGAATTAGAATATCTTTTAAAAGTTGCTCTAGATCCATTTTTAACAACAAAACTACACAAGCTTCCAGTTTTAGAAGAATCACCCTATATCATAGAGGATGGAGATCTATTTGAAAGATTTAAGGATCTTACTGAAAAATTATTTTTTGCACCTGCAGCAAATGATAAATTAAGAGAGGAAGCATTTGAAGTTGTTAACTGTTATCCCCTTTCTATTGATGAAAGAAAGATTTTGTCTAAAGTTTTAACAAAAAGATTAAACATAGGAATTGGAGCTAAGTTAATAAACAAAGCTTTTAATAAGGAAGTTATACCCGATCCAAGTCTAATGCTTGCACAAGACGACGAAGACGAAATAAAAAAATGGGATCTAATCGTTTGTGAGGAAAAATATGATGGTGTAAGAGTAATAGCATTTATTTCCGGTGGGGAAGTAAAATTTTACACGAGGGCTTTCAACGAAATTCCTAATCAATACTTGAAAAAGATTGCAGATGAATGTTTGATACTTATTAAAAATTCGGGATTAAAAGGAGAATGGTTTTTTGACGGGGAACTTACTGATCTAAACAGGAAAAGTGTATCAGGTAAAGTTACACAAATGTTAAAAGGAAAACCATTAGATTCTATAGGTGACGATCTTCTTTATAATGTTTTTGATCTTGAAGATGCAGACACGTTAAAATCTGGAAAAGGTATAATTCCTTTTGATGTCAGAAGAAGTACATTAGAGGGGGTTTTTAGTACATATAAGACAACTTCACTCACTCTTGCAGATTCTTTCTTGACTACTGAAAAAGAAGACATCTACGCTTACTATAACAAAATTGTTGCT